GTTGATGCGCTATATCTTTTAGCTTCTCTTTGAGTACTGCATTCTTCTCCTTTACAAGGTTATTCATTTTAGAGAACACATTAATATCAAGTAGATCTTCAATCACTTCTCGCCGATGCTGTGCGTTCAACTGCATGAATGGTATGAATGATGAACTACCTAATACAACAATCTGGTGAAAGCTCTTATGATTCAGCTTTATGATATTCTGTTCCAGAATCTTCTGATACTCTTTCGCATGTGAATCCTGGTTAATCATAACATCGCCACGCCATATCTCAAAGATAGCTGGTTTAATACCACGCTTCACACGGAAGTCTGACTTACCAATCGTAAATTCAATCTCAACAATACAATCTTTGTTATTGATTGAATTGATTAACTGTGGTTTGCTGATATTACGGTGAGGTTTATTAAACAATGCAAAGGACATAGCATCCAACAGTGTTGATTTACCTGCACCATTGTGACCAACAATCAGTGTAGACTTGTGTGTAGTGAGATCAATTTCAGTAAACTCATTGCCCGTAGACATAAAGTTCTTCCATCGTAGTTTCTTAAAAAATATCATGCAACTTCCAGTGCTTGAGCTTCTGATAATAGGTTACGCATATCTACTTTCAATTTATCTTTATCTAGTTCAGTATCAACGGCATCAACATAATTGTCAAGAAGTTCACCTGTGTCTTCAATGTTTACTGCTTCATCTTCGATATTATCACCAGCAAACTCACTAAAGTTCTCAGCTATCTTGAGATCATGTATCTTATTATCTTGTATTCTATCAACAAATCGATCAAATGTAAACAGGTCTTTCTTGTTTATTACAGTTATTTTAACAAACTTATTCTCAAGATGTGCAGTATCCATTAATGTATAGTCTACTTTTGAATCATCATATATGATATGCTCAAACAAAGTATGTTTGTTTACAATCTTTTCAAGTTCACGTGTGCTTGTATCTAATACATGAAAGCCCTTCTCATCATGGGCATCGGACCAAAAGAACTCTAGTTGCGTGCCGAGATATTGAATGTTGGCTTGCTCAGACCCTACATGGAAATGACCTGATATAACTTTTTCAAACCGATTGAATAGTTTATAATCAAGTCCACCATGTGACGGAACACCACGCATCACATCAAAACCTTTCAGTTCTAAATGACCACCAAGCCAATCAGATTTGCATGTCTTAATAAACTCCATTGATCGACCGAAGTTCTCATGAGTAATCCATGGAAGCATACCTAACTTAAACCCATCCAGGTTCAATACAGTTGGTTCCATGTTAATCGTAACTTCATTTATATAGTAACCAAGTAACTCTTTCAATGCATTCAATTCATTTGTATTCTTATAGAACACATCATGATTGCCTGGAATCACTTCCATATGTATCTTATGTTCACGTAGCTTTGCAAGGAAGTTCTTTCGAAAGCTATGTAATGACTTAAAGTTAATGAACTTTCGGTTATCGAATACATCTCCTAGGTGTACGATCTTCTTAATCTTATGTTTCACTAGATAGGGAAAGAACACTTCATTATAAAACAGATTTGCATTATCAGTAAAGATATCGGATGAATTCCGAATACCCGCATGCGTATCATTCAATATTGCTACTCTCATTTAAAGATTTCTCCCAAGTCTGAATCTTTACTACTTGTTGCCATGTCTCGCTTCTTACGTTCTTTGCGTTTCTCTTTCACAATGGAATCAACGTAAGTGTCTTTTTCTTTCAACTGGTCAATCTTACTTTTCAATTGATCAACAAACATATGCGCTGCCGCAATAGATGCTTCGTCAGAATTGACTACAGCAAAGTCTTCGAATGGACTTTGGGATATGTACTTCATCTTAATGTCTTGTTGCTTCTTCTCACGTGCAATACGCCGAAGGAAAGCATACCAACAAATCTGAGTAAAGTATGCAAATGCATTTGGATTACCAGATCGAGTTGCTGCTTCAATGTTATAGTTACCTATAGCTTTGAGACAATTCTCAACAGCGTCCATCACCATCTCTTCACGATATGTGTAACGAATAAAGTTTGATTTGTGAGATAGACCTTCAGAGATCTTCAGGAAGCACGTAGCAATATAGTCTGTAACCTTTGGTATCTCGGTCTCAGCTGCTGATGCTGCGTTGGCTGTCTTCACATATTCAACAACTGAAAGTGAGAACTCTCGGTTGTTTACATAATGCGGTTTGTCTTTTGGTTTCATAATATACTCCTAGTATATGTTACCTATAATTATAGCATAGGTTCTGAGGATTGTACATAAGTTTATTTTATGTTTTTTGTGTTTTAGGGGTTTACAAAGTGAGAGAATCGATGTATAATTAATAGAGGTTTTTGAGGAAGGGTGAGTATACCTTTAATGTAGCTTCGGTTTGAATGGTATAACTCCATTCTCTCGATCTGTCTCTTCGGCCATTTTCTCTAAGTGATCTTCAATCTCTTCGTCTTTTAATTCATTACGTACCATCTGAACATGATGTATATATTGTTCTAATACAGTGTTGTGTGGGCTTGCTATACAAATGACTGAAGCTGAGTTCAAAAGAAGTACATGTGCTGGATCCATGATATGCATCATGAATGGTCTAAATGTATAGTATCGCATATTGTTCTCAAAGTCTTCCTTTGATATAAGAAGATATGCAGCACGGATAACAAAGACTTCTCCCTCTTCGTATTCGTTCTCTACATCTATTAGATCGCAGAGAATCTCTTCTCCGCTGAATAGTTTCATCTGCCGTACATCACTCATTTGAGATCCACTTCATATATCTTATAATCAAATTCTTGTTTAATATACATCTTCACACGCTCTGCGGAATGCTCAAGTGTGTAGTTCTTCCGGCCTTTCCAGTGTAGATCATCTGCGATGTCATATAATTGTGCAATTTGACCTGAGTCACTTTTACGCAGGCTTCTTCCGATAGATTGCAATACACGAATTTGAGACTTAGAAGGACTAGCGAAAATAATATTATGAAGATTACGAATATTAATACCGGTACTGAAAGTCCCGAGGCTGGCCACGATGATCGCATTCTTTTGACTTTCTACAATGTTACGGATCGCCTCTCGATCACTCGTATCTGTTTCTCCTGACACAAAAAATACCTTGCGTTTTTCGTGTGCTTTATTTCGAATCAGTTCAAAGAGTGGCTTCCCGTGTTTCTCTACATAATTAAAGAGTATCAGACTATTGCCGGTTAGATCAAGTGTTAGATTTGTAATTAAATTATTACGTGCTTCATTGCGTACAATATAGTCTAGTTCGGCTTGATAGTCTTGTTTACCCCAGTTTTTACGGACTTCTTCCGTATGCTTTAGCAACAAGATATTGATTTTTAGCTTAGCCAGTGTATCTTCATCTTGAAGTTTCTTTGTCGTCGTTACATTATATATCTTTCCGAAAAGCCCTTGTAAAACGAGTTCATGTGTTTGTGAACCGTCCAAAGTACCAGTCGTGCCCCAGCGATATTCAGCTTCCTTACATTTATTCATTATTGTTGTAAGCGACTTTGATTTAAACCCATGGCACTCGTCACCAATGACTGCACCATATTGTTCAAACCATTTAGGCATTAACTTATATATAGATTGCCAAGTGGATACAACGATCTCTTTATCAGTTTCTTTATCTCTACCAGAGTATATGCGATGCACACAATCTTCTACGGGCATACCATAATCAGCAAAGTCGTTGTACATCTGTTCAACAAGCGATGTGGTCGGTACAATAATGAGAACCTTCTTATCACCTGCTCTATGATTTAAAAGATATCTCTGGACTAGTGCATATATTATAAGTGACTTACCAGAACCGGTCGGTGATACTAGTACACCTCTTTTACGGTGTAATCCTTCACACACTGCATCAAACTGATAGTCTCGTATTGCAATCGGTTTTCCACGGGCATGCAAATCTAACCTTGTGATAAACTTATTAATCTCCTCAGGGTCAATATCATTTGCTGCATCTGGACGACCATAATAGTTATTATGTTCTACCTCAATCTTATAGTTACGAGGTTTACCAAATTCATATAAGAATGGAAACAATCCAACTGGCAGTTCCATTGTTTGTATATTGAACAGGCGAATCTTTCCATCCCATACACGGTTCTTATATGCAGGCATAAACTTATAACCAGGCACAAAGAATGAGAAGAATTCACTTAGCTCATTTGCGATACCAAAGTCACACGATATATGCATAACAGAATGATTTTTGTTTTTGACTTTTAATATGTCCATAATTTTTATATATAGTTCAAATAGGGGAGATCAAATGATAACCAGTTGCAATGAATGGGACTCGTTAAAACAAGTAATATTAGGTGAAGCTCGTGGAATGTATTGGCCAAAAGCAGATGGTGTTAAATGGGAAGTCTTACCGAGTGGTAAACCAATCCCTTCTCATATTATTGAACAAACCGAGGAAGGCTTAACTCATTATTCTAACATTTTGAAATCATATGATGTTGAGGTGCTTCGTCCTAAAAGACAAAACTACACTAAGCTAAATGGATTCGGCGCATACTCTACAAGAGATACCGTTCTTATCATTGACAACAAAGTTATATATACCCCAACTCGGTTCAAGTATCGGCAGAAAGAATGGCCGGCACTGAAACCACATCTTAAAACTGGAGAACAAATCTATGCACCCCTTGATGATCCTGATCTATATTTTGATGCTGCTAATGTCATTCGCTGTAATCGTGAGCTCCTATATCTCGTAAGTGGAACTGGATCACTGAAAGGTGGTATGTGGTTACAGGAAACATTGGGCAAAGAATACAACGTCCATATATTACAGGGGTTATACCAGGGTTCACATCTTGATTCAACAATAGTTCCGTTGAGAGAAGGATTGGTACTACTCAACAAAGCACGTTGTTCAGAAGAACACTTGCCAGAATTTTTAAAGAAATGGAATTGTGTTTGGATTGAACCCGACATGATTAAGGATATTAAATGTGATTATAATATAGCTTCAAAATGGGTTGGTATGAATATCTTTTCGATCAAACCTGGAGTTTGTGTGATTGATAAAGATCAATGGGAATTAAAAGAGTATCTTCGAATGATGAATCTTACAGTTGAAACAGTTAGCCTACCATATGCTCGGTATCTTTTAGGTGGACCTCATTGCACAACTCTCGATACAATACGTATAAATAGATGAGTAACGCCAATCACGGAGGAATATATGGCTTATAGAGTAACTAAGACGCATGTCGGTTGGACATGGGATGCTTCATACCCGGATCCCGTACCTCAAAATATTGCTGCATTCAATACAGTATTTAATGCTAAGTCTGTAAGTACAATTATCAGTGAAATAGCAGCTTTGAACTTAACAGGTTGGTCAACACATGCTTCTGCTATTACAACTGTTTTAAATTCGTCTGTTGTATCTGAGTCATTTAATAAAGATACTCAAACATTAACAGTTGTTAAAGATTGGCCAAACAAAGCTTTACACGATCAATGGATACTATTTGTTGCTCAAATTGATTGGGCTGCTACTATACCTCTTGTAGATACAACAAGCGTTAGTGGTACTGAAGTTTAACCACCCGCTTCAAACATTCGCCATTTAATCATATTACCTATGGTTTGATGACGCCATTTAATGTTATCAACTATCTCTGTTAACGTTTCAACCGTTACTTTCCATTGTTGTATCTTTTCTTCAGATGCTTGTATATCAATATCTGAATCATAGTAATAATTCATATCACCTTTTAATACACGTAGACCATCAAATGGATCGAACTCCCACTTGCGTGCGAGTATTTGTTCTTTGTCCATCTTTCCATTATAATAAAGCCACTTATCTTTCAATAAGATTTGCTGCTCTCCTTGAGCACGTCTATGAGTAAGCTTTGCTTCACTCAGGAGTGGCAAATACTTTGCATGTAGCATAGGGGTTTGACGAGAAGATTCATCTAATGATGACTTATCGATTAGACAATCTTTTTCCCACATCTGTAGGATTGTTTCAAGGTATTTCATACTTTATATTATATCACATTACTCCGTGATTGTAAACGTTGTATATGCAAATGTTACAGGAAATGTTAAGAACTGTATACCATCAACTGTTGATTGAAAGTTAACTGAACCAATGTTTGTAGGAAATGCATCTTTATATTGAATAGTATCAATTGTATTATTATGACTACTCAAGACTAATACACTAATATCATACATTGATTTGTCTTGGCTTTGCACAGTATTTGCGGTAGATGGTGTATGGTTTACTTCAACAACCTTAGTCATCCAGGAATGCATCTCTTTATATACATTCATATTCTCATCTAAAATAGTATCAACAGTCAGTGTTCCATATTCTAATTTATCACCAGGTAGATTTACATTTGAACGTTTGTATGGTACAATTGTAGGTGATATACTTACATCCGGATGCTGAACAGACTGTGCGAAGAACTCAAGGTTTTTAAACCGAGATCTATTTACTATTACTTTAAACCCTGTAGGTTGTAGAAAGTTAGTACTTTCGAGTGTCGATACTGTAGTTGCCATGTGTAATCCTTTTATTATGCATCTATTTATATCAAAAATACTGTATCTTTTTTATCACATTCACAAACTAAATTCAAACAGAATGAAAATAAGTGTTTACAACTGTTACAAGATATGTTATATTAAAGTATAAAGTAAATAAAGGAGACTACAGATGGGAACATCATCAATGATAGGTAGAGTGAACAAAGACGGTTCAGTAACTACCAGCTACTGTCACTATGACGGCTACCTTGCTTATATGGGCAAGATGCTTGAAGATCACTATAACACACCAGCACGAGCTAAAGCTGTTGCTAACGTTGGTTATCTTTCTTCATTAACTGAAAATCTTGAGTGGAGCGTTGAGCATTCTGCGAATGTAGATGATCATGTTGTTTATGAATCAATAGATGCTTTTCTTACACATGGCTACAATTTTTGTAGTGCAAAGTTTCTTTATCTTTTTAGTGGCGACTCATGGTTTTTTGCTGAAGATGGAAGATATAAGAAATGCTTGCAATCTCTAAAAGATGAAGCTGAAGCGGCTTATGAATTATACACAAAAAACGTAGCTAAATTAACTAAGGAGTATTAAATAATGGCAGCTCGAGTATATCAAATCATTATGAATAAAACACAACGTGACGCAATCAATAAGCATGGCTGGGATAATGTTGATGTTGGCAAAGCACTTTCAAATGTGCAACACGGTTTCAAAGGTTGGATGCCTCATTATCAACAATACTATAAGTTAGCCTTTGAACTTGAGTCAGATAGTTTAGATGAAGTATTTGAACTTACTAATCTTTACCCTAAATCTGAAAAGGTTACAAGAGTTCATAACCATGCTATGTCTACTTCAGTTGGTCATATCATTGAACTTGACGGTACTCGAATGTTTATGGTTGAAGATGAAGGCTTTGAACGTATGTATGTATTTGAAGATGAGATTTCAGAAGATCGTATGGTTTCATAAAAAAAGGGCCGTCCGAAGACAGCCCAGTTTGTAGTTGGAGAGGTTTAACCCTCTCCTTTTTTTATAACTACTGCTTACGCTAGGATATTGTCCACGCGGAAGATTCTGTAGTATTGGTTAGTTTTAACAGCTGCAAGGCCGTCAGCAGGTGTTGATCCAACGAATGGGTTAGAAGCCATGCCGTAGCGTGTCTTGAAACCAATTTTAGGCTGGAATGTGTCTTCTGCTACTGCACGAACCATAGTTAATGGAACGTATGGGCAATAGAATACACCAGCGTCGTATGGGTTAGAACCTTTATAGCCAACGTTTGCATAATCTGTTGCAGCATATGGGTCAATATAGACTCTCATGCGACCGTTAAGAACACCAGCAAATGTATTGCCTGTGTCATCAACATTTAGATTTGTGCTCATTGCTGGGCTATAGTCTAGCATGCCTGATGCTGACAAAGCGGATGCTACGTCAGAAGAACAGATCATGAAGTTACCTTTGCCTCGACGAGTGTCTTTAGCAATTTGGTTTGATTCACGCTCTAGTTGCATGATTAAACCTTTGATTTTCTCAACTGACCAACGACCATCAGCATCTGTGCTAAGGTTGAAGATACCATTGATAGCTGTGTTAGCAGTACCCGCACCAGTTTTGGCTTGTGCGTTAATAGTTCTGATAACTTCTCTGTTGATTTCAGCTAGAATCTCAGTTGACAATATATTTGCCAATTCAGTTTCAGCATCTAGACCATGAATGGCTTTAAGATCCTGAGCTAATTCTAAGCTATATTCTGCTTTCAAAGCACGTGATTTTGCAGTCACAGTTGCTTTTTCAATGGTGAAACCCATTTCATTGAAAGTAGAAGAAGGTCCAGAACCTGTAGAGCCTAAGCCCTCAGCGTCTGAAGTTGGCATACCAGCAGCTTGTGTTGGTCCTACACGTGAATCGTCGATACTTGAGTCAACGGTTCTTGTTGGAGTCGCACCACCAGCAGAGTCATCGAGCAAGCCTGAAAGGCCTGATCCATCAGCAGTCTGTGTTGCAGAAGAGTCACCACCTTTAGTAGTGTCAGCTTCGTTAAATAGAGCTTCTGTTGAAGATGTTGCACCAGCACCGTAGCGTGATTTCATCGCAAAGATTAGTCCTGTTGGACCAGTCATTGGCTGAACACCACACACGTCATATGCCATCATATTAGGCATAGCACGTCGTACTAGTGAGATTAATACTGGGTTCCAGTTAGCAGCAGATCCTGCAATGTTTCCTGGTCCAGTTTCTGCCAAGTAATTCTGTTGCTCATTTTGTGAAGCAAACTCTTTTTCTTGGTTTTCTAGGACAACGGCAGTAACTGCACGTTTATGTGGGTCCGTAATTTCAGTACCTTCATTCAGTACTGGAGCCCATTTCTGGGTTAGTCTGTCGTAAGTTTCCATTCTTTGGAACTCCCTTAGTAAGTTGGTTTTCTAAGCGCTGTAAGATAAGACGCCATTGGACTGTTCACTTCTGAACCATCTTCATGTGCTACGTCTTCAGCGATTACTTCTGCAGTGTCTTTAGCTGGTTTTTTAAAGTATGCTTCTTTGATAGTAGCAACTTTTTCAGCGAAGGCTTCTTCACTTACAAAGTCTACATCTTCAGAAAGCTTAACTAGCTTTTCTACTTGAGTGTCTGCAAGGTCAGTAGCTGCTTCACGGATAATTTCGTAACGCTTATAGCTTTCTAATTCCTCACGGATAGCGATAACGTCTGCCGTTTGGGTGTCAAGCTGGCCTTCTAGGTCTGCTTTTGCCTCTGACAATTCGTCAACTAGGTCAACCTTGGAATCTGGAACAGTGATATAAGACTCTGTAAACAGTGTCTGTAATTTGTCCATAAACTCTTCTGCGATCTCAGTGCGTAATCCGCTCTGTATAGCAACTTCGTTTTCTTTCATCCAATTCTCAACAACGTAGTTCAGATATCCATCTACTTTTTCTACCATTTCTGATTTAAAAGTATCAACTTCTTCTGACAATTGAGCTGTATAATTTTCCTCTATGCGATTAACTTCTTCTGACAGCTTTGATTTCATAGCTGCTTCGAATATAATCGCTGCTTTGCCTTTGAATCCTTCGGACAATGTAGCTTCGTCGGCGACTAGAGCGTCTAGGTCGTCAGCGAAGTCATGGTCTGTTGCTTCTGCTTTAGTGGCAGGTGGCATAATTGAATCTTTGCCATCCTTATCACCTTTGCGTTTAGATGCTTTCTTACCAGCACCCTCAGCTTTTTTTACAGTTGCAATGGAGTCAGCTTCGGCGTTTTTAGGATCGTGCGCTTCAACAACATTCTCGTCATCATCGAGTGCAACGTCCTGGTCCTGTACTTGATCAGTCATAATTGACTCTCCTATTAAGTTTTCAGTAACGAGAGGAAATTCTTGAATTCACGTACCTGAACCTCATAGAGGTCAGCACGAGGAGTTTTCTTAATTTCAGTCTCTATTCTTTCAATTTCTTGTACTTCGATAATACCATTATTCCAAATCCAATCTACACCTTCCATTATTCCATTAACAAAAGCATTTGGTGCACTTGGATCTTGTACGATGTCGACCGTATTTAACATAAAGTCATCTTTGACATACATAACGCCATTTCTTGGTTCAAGACTTCCCATACCACGAGTTGATACACCTAATTGAACACCGCCCTCAAGAAGACCTTCAACGATCTTACCCATAGGAGTACTCAAAATACGTGCCTTACCCATCACATTCTTACCGTCCATTTTTAGTTCGGTAATAAGATGGGATACCTTATCTAGATTAACAGTTGGACCATCAGGATGGTTTAATTCTCCAACTGCTCTTC